TTATGTTAGTGGAGGTGGAAGTGGTGGTAGTGGTATGCGTTTAAGGATTACATACCAAGCGTGGCCTGCTCCTGGTGGTGGTACTGCAAATGATACTAGACTACGTGTTGATCAAATTCTGGCAGCAGGTAGTGGGTATTCAGCAGGAGATCAACTTACTACACAATGGTGGAATGATCAGGACGGCACTGCTGATAGAATTCTTCAAGTTGCTGCAGTTGCAGATGCTGGTTCTGGTGGTGCTGCTGATCAAATTCAAGTTAGATTCACACAAGGTGATATCTTTATGGACATGACTGAGGGTCAGTTCACATACTCCAGTAGTTTCAAG